CCTTTAGATTCAAAGGGTCTGTTTCCGCAAACGTCGCATTTGGTACAGTTGCGCGGTACTTAATAATTCTCATATCAATCTCCTAAAGGCCATATCTTCAGCCTAAGTGGTTACTCTATTGCGCGAGTTACGGGCGTAACGCTTCTGTTCGCTATTCCCTTAAGGCCAGCAACGGCTCTACCTCCGCTTTTTTCCTGCTGACCCCCCATCGCTTTCTGTGCAGCCTGCAACGCTGCCCCAACGTTAGCCGGAACCGTAGGCTGCTTGTTAAGTCTAGCCCATGTTTCCCTTGCGCGGAAAGAGATTTTTTCCCCTTTTTCCACGGCTTTGCGAATGTTTTCGTTGTAGCCCTCAACGTATCGACCAAACAACAAGGGGTTAGCGGCTTCGGTGTTTTTGATTGTTTCTTCGGTCGGCGGCCCTGACATAATTTCAGTGTGAAGCTGGGCAAGAGCGGGGCCTGCAATTGCGTTTAAGGCTCGGCGAAAGTTAGCTGCATCGGCATCAGAAACAACTACCCGCTGCTCTCCGGTCATTGGGTCGATTGCAATTACTGAGGCTTTTTGAGCTGCCGCCTTAACAAGCTCTATTTTTTTAATTTGGTCGGCAACGATTTGCTGTTTTAACATTGGGGCATCTTCAAGAGAGCCAAGGTTTTTTTCTAGCCTTGCAGCCAAAACAGAAGGGTCTGAGATTGTTGAAAGCGCTTCTATCTCTTTGACGGTATCCTGCTCCGAGTCGCCCGTAAGCTTTGCCCCGATTAAGCCCATCAACGAAGCTCGCTTAGACACCTTTAAGTCTTTGAATGGCGCTGTAATGTTGCCCATCGTTCGCTTTGTTGCATTAACCGCCCACTCGTCAATTTGCTTATTGATGGTAGACTTCATTCGATGCGCGGTGATTCTTCGCCTAACCGCATCACCAGGAGCGGCTATGTTGCGAATGTATCTAGCTGCAAGGGCACCAGGCAATCCGCCCAGCGCATAACCGCCAACAGTGGCAAACGTTTCTGAAACAATTCCCGGCTGTTTTGATAGGCTATCAAGCTCCTTTTTTGCTTCTTGAAGATACTTAAAGTCAGCCCATTTTGATTTTAAATTACCTGATGCCGTTACAATGTTAGGCGCAACGTCATCTATTTTTAAACCAACGCTTTTTGCAGCGTCTATATAAGTGCTAAATGAATTGATATATTCATCAAACATCTGCGCTTTAGTATATAGCCGACCATCATCTGCATGAAGCCCATTAATAAAGCTGTCAATTTTGCTGCTGTCGGCCATGTATTTGGGAGCGCCCGGAGCAGCCGCCTCGTTTTTGGTCATAAACCTTTTTCGAAAGTTTTTCTGATGCCCGATCAACTTAGTCCATGCCGCATTAAGCATAACCTGACTTTCGGCAGCTTCTTTTCCAAAAAACATTGGGTCTTCAAGAAACTTACGCAAACCCTCAAAGCCGGTTAGGCCACGGTCATATCGAGACTGCTTAATTTTCAATTGATCAACAATTTTGAACACGTCCTTAGCCATACCGTCAATGCCGGGACCAAGAACGCTAAGGTCCAAGGCAACGCTCCCGTCTTCTAGGATGGTGGCACCACTACGTGTTTTTTTGTTGATAAGATTGACGATATCAGACTTTGCTTTTGACGCCTCAATAATTAACTTGTTAGCAGGCCCCTGGGCAATATCATCGCCGATGGTGACTTCATCAAGGATTCTAGTATAATTGTTTAAAACATCTATGCCTGCGTTAAGCGTTTGAACCTCGTCCTGGGGCTTAATCTTTGGCAAAATTACCCTGTACTTCTCATCTGTCACCGCCTTGGTTGTACCGTGAACGGTGTCGAACATTTCGCCGATGTGGTCGCGAGAGGCAACAGAAAGATCATCTCTTGTCTTCTTAAAGCCAAGGTAATCATCTAAAAACTTAGGGTCACGGGTCTTTGACAACAGCTCGGTATCTAGCCCCGTCATTGCTGCCGTGTATTTATCCTTGAAGTCGGCTACTTTCTTGGCCAGACCTGTAGGGTACTTTGTCTTAGCTTGAGACTGGAACGCTTTTGCAACTACGGCAGCAGGGGCAGAAAAAGCAGCAGTAAGGCCGCCGCCCAATAAGGCCGATGTAGTAATATCGCCCACGATTTGCTCGGCGGTTTTGTCGGTACGACCAAGAAGTTCTTCCGAGAAAGTCTCACCCGCACCGAACAAAGCACCTTCAACGCCACCAGCGGCAGCCAGGCCAGCCGACGCCCGTAGCATTTTGGAGCCCCCCACCGCGCCCTCGACACCAAGAAGCTTGGCAACGCCTTTCTCGGCAGCGGCAGCAGACCGTGCAGCAAATCCGGCAGGGGTTGCCGCAAGAGCTTTTTTGGCCCCGGCTTTAATCCCAGCCCCGGCCACTGCACTTGTGCCGCCGGTAAAAACAGCGGGAAGCAGCATTCCGCCAATCTCACCGACACCACTAAGCACCGAGTTATGCTCTTCAATATTCTGAAGCTCTTCGTCTGAGTATGCGCCCATTTTTTCAAGAGCAACATCAGACAGCCCAAACGTTAAGCCTCGACCAGCAGCAAGTAAAAGAGCCTCTACGTTTTTACCTTCGTATTCTGCTTTTTCAACCCGCTCTTGACGGTCAGAAGCTAAATCATAAGCAGCGCCAGCTCTAACGGCTTCACCAAAGTCCTCGCCCAAAACACTGCCATAACGACCATCAGGCAAAGCGACTTGCACTCGTTCGCCTTTTGCGAAAACAAAATCACCTGACGAATAGGCTTGCTGGACTTGTGCCTCGGGAACATCGACCCATTCCTTGCTTGCAACGTTGTACATTTTAGGCATCGTGTTCGTCCTCTAAGTGGTGCTCAAGGTCCAATGGAACCCCGTTGGCCCAAAGCTCAGCATGCAAGTGGTAGCCTGTAGATTTTCCGCTTTTCCCTACGCCTGCCACATGGTCGCCCGCGCTTACCTTCTGCCCCGTTTTTACCCTAATGCTACCGGGCTCCAGGTGAAAATACTTAAGCTCGCGGCCCGCCTTGTCTTTAACCTTGACCACGTAACCCGTTTTTCCGCCCTGGTTTCCGGCGTAGGTGACCACCCCGTCAAACATAGACATGACCGGTGTATCTTTTGGAGCTGCGTAATCAGTACCCCGATGCTGTGCCTTTTTCCCGGTCATAGGGTCTATTCTCTCCCCGTGCTTTGAGCTTGTTCTGTAGCCCTCACCCAAAGGGTGATTAAGGGCTACTGAGGACTTTTTTTTTGAGCCGATTCGTCTGCATTGACCTTGTCTCTGATGCGCTGAAACTCATCGGTTTCCATAAACGATTTTATTGATTCCTCAGTAATGACGTTGCCAGTATTGTCTTTTAGACCCTTGTTAATAGCTTGGTTATAAAGAGCGTCTTCACTTAGCAGGCCGCCCTGAGCATTAATAGCGTCATCTAAGTTTCCTGAGATTTGACGTATTCGAGCCATGCCTTTGGCTTCGCCGTCGGGCGACAAGAGAATTTTCAATGACGGCATCTGCATGAGTACGGCAGCTAAATCTCTATCCGAGCCACGAGCACCGCTGAATGCCTTGTTAATGGACTGGGAAGCGTTTGAGACCTGGGCGTCAAATAGTCCCTCTAGCTCTGTCTGCGTAACGTCACCCAGACCGACCATTTTCCCAACCTCACTCCAGACAACCTTGGCCTTGCCAAAGAACCCTTCACTCTCTTTTGCCACTGCCGTAAAAATGTTCGCTAATTTTTCAACCGAAACTCTAGCCTGTTTAAACAATCGAAGAGTGTCAGACTTCTTTCCTTGGCCCCTCAAGGCTCGGCCTTGAAGCTTTTGCAGTTCTACAAGTGTCTTAACCCGCGACTCTTCCATCCGGGCAATGGACTCAAGACCGACTTTCTTATTAGCCATGTTTGGATATTTGTCGATAAGCGCTTGGGTTTGCATGATAGCAGAACGAAGACCCAAGACAGTTGTCGCTTTTTCGGCGGCTAGCTCATTCCCAAAACGAGACAGCATCCTGGCATAGACGTTGTTCTTGTTTTTAAGAACGTCTTTGCGTTTCATCATCTCAGCTTTTTGAGATTCGACGTCCCTGGCAATTGCGCCTTCAATAATTTTTAATGCGGTGTTAGGCGTTCGCCCTCCGGTAAACCCTTGAGCAAAGGCACCAAGAGCAATAGCAAATGCCGCAGCGACTTGGCCGCCAAGACTCTTATAGGCCCTATTAGGGTCAATGGAGTATGATTTTAAATCTTGCTCTGCGCTTGCAATCTCGTCCTCAACTTTTTTAGATTGCAATCTCTGGCGCTCTTCAAGTGCTGCGAACGCTCTTGCATCAGCTTCAGCAGCTTCTTCTCGGAGCATCCGAACACGATTAAGCCCCTCCATGATTTCGTCTGTAGTGCTTGGCGGTTGCTCTGCTGGAGTTGCCTTGCTTGCTGTTGTTGCTGGAGTTGTTTTAGTTGCAGGGACTGCCGGTTTTCGGTCAACTGGCTCACCAGCTTCCTCGGCTTTAAATTCAGCCAAAGCTTCGTTACTAATTAAAGAACCGGGCACACCTGTTTCTGATTCAATTTGTTCGCTTTGGGCAGTAAAAGCCGCAAGCTCAGGAGAAACACCGCTCTCTAACGCCCCCAGCTCTTTAATGGCCAACGCTTTATCTGCTGCAACTTTTTCGGCCTCCGCAGCTTTTGCTTTTGCCTCCGCAGCCCTTGCCTCAGCAGCTTCTTTTTTTCGTTTTTCGGCATCTTTTCTTACCGCAAGAAGATACCTCGGGTCTTTATCTACGGCGTAATCCGTCCCCTTGCCTGCGCGAAACCTTTGCTCAAAAGTTGACATCTCTTCGCTCCTTTAACCTATGTACGACCCAAAGGCTTTGCCACCGCTGCCCCCGATGGCCGCGCCTGCTGCCGCGCCTGCCGGACCACCTGCGGCAAACCCAATTACGCCACCAACTGCGCCAAGAATACCCCCAAGCACATTAGACCACAATGACCCACTTGCCTGCTCTTGCTGGAAAGCCAACTGCTGCATTGCAAAAGCTCGGTCTTCCGCTCTCTGCTGGCCTTGAATCAATAACTGCTCTAACTGTGAACCCGCCTCAAGACGTGCCTGGCGTGAAGCATCGGCAATAGCAGACTCGCCCTCTGTTTCTGACGCTTGAGCTGCCCCACTTGCTGCCCTTAGTAAATCACCAGCCTCAAAAGAGCCGCGAGCTTGAGCCGCCCCAAAGCCCCGCTGTGCACCTGACAGAATTTTAAGCTGACGCTCTGCTTCAATTTGCCCCGCTGTTTTTCTTCGACCTTCAGCGGTGTCCGCTAGTCGGCTGGCGTAATTAAATATCTTGTCTCCGCCCAGCCCGTACTCTCGCCTCCGGGCCATTTCCTGCGCGTAATTTCCGGCAGCAACTCGATCGCCCTTGAAGGCCCTGAACTCGTCACCGCGTGCATCGCGAATCTTTTCAGGGTCGATTCCTTGAGACTTGTAAAACTCATCTAAGTCAGACTCCCAGTCATCTCTCTCAGGCGTTCCAAACTCAGGCGTTCCCACGCCCGAATCAGCGTCGTGAGGCTCCCCAAGATACTGCTCACCAAAGATAGACTCACCTTCTGACCGGTCGCCTTCGTGGTCATAGTAGCGGTCATATTCGTCATTATCAGCCATTACACACCCCCTGCTTGATTAGGCATCGGCGGCAAGGCGGCCATCCACCGCTTTTTCTTTTCTTTTTCTCTTATCAACTCGGCAAGTTCTTCCTCGGGACTTAGCGCACCCGCCTGATGAGGGGCGGCGACATAATCGCCTGCGCCGAGATTGGCCCCTTCAAGTTGCTGCATAAGATCTCCCCCGGAGGTTCCGCCGTACATCAAGGCGTCATCTTGGGCCTGAAGTTGAGAGATAACGTTGCCGCCAGTAGCGCCGCCGTACATTAACGAGTCCTCAATGACAGAAGCACGTTCGGCACCGGTAAGGACGGGGGAGGAATCGCGCATTCTTGTCTGGGCTTCTTTTTCTTTTTCTTTTTCTTCATCGTCTTCAGCCAACATGCTAACTAAGGCACCGACTGAATCAGCCGCAGCTCCAACTAAGGCCATTTTTTTCGCCTTTGCCGCCTCTTGTTTTCGCATCTCAAGTTGCGTTTTCCCTATGTCGCGCCGCATTTCCTGCCCCGCCGCCTGCTCCAAGGCCCTGCCTTTGCCTATCTCCCGGCGTAAGTCTGCGTTTACTTCGCCCTGTGCAAGCTGGCCCATAATCTGGCTAGATACTCGCCGAGCAATTGCGTCCTTCATCATTTGACCGCGAGCTTCTTGAGTAGCTTGCTCCCGTAACGCTTGAGATAAAAATGCTGATGCCATTATAATGTCCTGTCTGCTATCGTTTTAAATGTCGTTGGGTCTGGTCGTACCCCTACCTCAAAAGCAAAACCGTCTATCTCTGCTCCGGCAGTAGAGCCCGAAAGAGTCAAAAGGAGCTGGACAGCTCGCGCCTTTTGTTTCCCTAAGTGCGCCCGATAGACATAGGGAGGTGTAGGGGCGCTTGAAATTGTTTTTGTAAACGTTTCACTGGCGCTGTCAGCGTAATCGTTCTTAACTGCCAGTGATAGCGAATGGGCTCCTACATACTCACCCAAGAGCATAACGCGATACATTCGGTCTTTTTTCATTATTCCTGTGGGCGAAATAAAGCCGGTTTGAATGGTTACCGCATAATCTTGGTTACTTCCCGTAGTGGAATGGTCCTGAAAAACAGCATTGTCTTGCTCGAACTGTTTTCCATCCACGGTTAAACGCTGAAACTTTGACCCGTCAAAAATCTCGTCTACTTGATATTTCGTACCTGTGTAAGCAATGCCGAAAGTATGCCACTGCTTAAGGTAGTAATTGTACACACAATAAACATCAGTACCGGTAGCTGAAGGAGACGCGGCCTGTAGCATTATGCGAATACTGCTATCGTCATCATGGCGTATTATACTAACAGCCAGATTTGACCCAACAGTATCTTCAACCCCTGCCCCAATGTAGGCAACTGACATATCACGCGCTACAAGATAAATGCCTCGGTCGGTTTGGTAGAAAACACCGAGAGGGGAATCAGTATGGGCAGCGCCAGCCTTAGCGCCCTGGTCATTCGCAAAAAGACGCGGGGGCCTGAAAGCGCCTTCTCCAATTGCGTTAGGGCCTGAGCCGGTGGTGTAGTAACCGTTGTCTTCTGTAAATATAAGAAGGTGGTCAAGGTTTGATTCAATGGCTGTTACTTTACTGGGCTCACCAGAAAGACCTACGACAAAAGGCCCAGTTGCGGGAAAATATGGCGTTGAGCCTTCTTTAATTGGCAATGACAAAAACACCTTGTCATCAATACCAGCAGCAAAAAGCTTGTTTTGATGCCGTATCAAATCGGTACACGACCCAATAAAACCATTCGATGGAGCGCCGCCCTGCGTGTAAACAACCAAGCCGCTTTCTGAAATTTTAGCGTAATCTGTCGGCGTATCTTTAAAGGTAACGTACATTGACAGGGGGTTATCAAGAACCTTCGTACCGGCGTGATACCAAACGCTTCCGCCCTCTGCATCGTTTCTGTAAAGTTCAATTGCAATATTCTCTTTTCGAGAAAAGCTCGGAACGTAAACCTGGATCCTAATATACGACATAGCCGCAATAGCGGAAACGTTTACTTTGCCAGCCAAAGACGACGTCCCTCCTGAAAAAGTAAGAACCTCAGCGGCGGCATAGCCAGAACCGGGCTCTACAATAGAGGCGTTTGTTATTCCACCGGACCCGTCTACGGAACGAACCCGAACCGTAGCCCCCGTTCCGCTCCCGCTTGAGGTTGTTGCGTAAACCTCATCAACAACGTGACCGGCCCCCGCAGTATTCACAGAAGTGGAGTATGCTAACCCTGAAACGGTCGTAACCTCACTGATGTCAGAAGGCCGCGACTCTATTAGATTACCCTTGTCATCAGACCAAGAATAAACGGCCATATATTTAATTGTTTTGCCGTTTGGATAACCTGGCGTTGAGCCCCCCGCAGCATATGCAGAAGTGCCATAAGGATACTGCATTAACCGACGTATAGACGGGTAAGTTGCAAAGCCCTGTTCATATAGTTGATTGCCGTCGTACCCATGCAAGAATCCGCCAGTGCCCACCCAAGCGTTTTCTATGTCGGCAGATGCCAGGACACGGGCGGGGTCAAAATCGACACGCATTTCAGATATGCCGAAAATGTTATCGGGGTAGTCAGATGTTGCGTATGTTCCCGCCCCATAACTAACGTATCCATGAAAACGAGCTGCACCGAACAAAAACAACGTATCACTGTTTTGAGACAAGACCCTCTGAGTGCCGTGCCATAATCTTCGCGTTTCGCGGCCAATGCCCCCGCTCCCATAAGTAGCATCATCGTTGCCGTTGGGTGGGGCGATAGTTGTCCATTCTGTGCTTAGGCAGCTCGCACATTGCCCCGTCTCTAAAGCACCGATAAGCTCGCCGGACGAATTAATAAGCAAAGAATTATTACTTAGCCCCCGGTCAATTCTTTTTGTTTCTGTAAACTCAGGATAAAGGGCGTTGTCATTGACCTGAGAAACCACGCAATACAACTTACTGTTGTATCGAAAAAAATCAGAAGTTACCGAGGCATTAAAGCCCACATGACCGTTTTCCGTAATTGAAAACGCCGAGGGATCTCTGTTTAGTGTGTACTTCTTAACATAGTGCAGCGGCACCAGCCCCGGCCTTACGGCGGTAGAGGTATATGTTGACTGTGATACCCCATGCCCTAAAGACTCATCGAGTGCCCCTGTAAGGGTTCCGGGTACAGGGTTATCCGTCGCGTCTTCCGCCCAAACTGTACAGAAGACAGTCACAGTATTGGACCCACTGGTAAGACAGCCCGCTGTTCCATTTAGCAGCCAGAGGTTTCCGGCCTGAAGATCTGGGTACGGCCCCGCATCTAGTGTATATGCATTTTGTGCAGATAGGTCATCCTTAACAACGGCTAACTGAACGCCTTCAGTTGACCCATTGCTATCAGTGTATCCGATAACGATTGAATAACTTGCCCCACTTGACGCATCATTTAAAGATTTAATCATCAGGCCCGAAGGTGTGAACTTTGTTATTGAATCCCTTGCATTATACCCCGCAAAGCTTGGCCCCGTATTTATTGATATAGACTGAGTGGAGCCTGACAAGGTTGCGCCGCTGGCAATAAAATAAACGACGTTAAGGCCAGCCGTTGAGGTGTATTTATTGTAAATACAAACAGCAGCCTCGCTGTGTGTGCTTCCCGCGCATTGGTCAATTTCAAAAACAGGCTGGTTTGTTGCTAGCCTAAAGACTGAGCCGCTTGAATCATTTAGCTCGGATTCGCTACTTATTCCGTTTGTGATTGCAGTGGTGACGCTTGTGCAGTTTATCGACCGGTATTTTAGGCGGTGCTCTGAACTTGTGTATACTTTGTAGACAATGAAGATGTAGTTCCCAATAAAAAAACACTGGGGTTGCCCAAACTGATACATGCAAACAGCGTTAGAGACGGAGTTGGTATCTACCCCGATATCATTAGAGCCAAGTAACTCGCGGCTAACCAGGGTAGCCCCTGTTTCGACGTGAACCACATCAGCATACATATCATACTTTTGGGCACCGGTGTCGCCATCGACGAACTCGTACTCTTCCCAGACATATACGCGGATTCCGTTTTTTTCTGTTATCTGCGCGTTGCTTTGCCTGCGATCAAGTTGCTTTCTGACTACCTTGTTTTCGACAGTGCAGGGAACATAAGTCCCTTTGTCGAGCAAAGATGTTCCTGTAACCTTGCTGTACAGGTTTTGACCATCAAGAATTAGGGTCTCGTCCTGAAACTTGCTTATTGCTTTACCGGTTGCAACCGTACTGCCGCCGATAACGTTCTGCTTACTGTTTGTAGAGATAAAAGCCCCGCGCTTTTTTGCTCGGCCCTTTTTATCAAAAACAACATTGTCCGCTTTTGTTAAGCCATCGGGCGATCGAGTAACATCGGAAGACTTTTCATCCATCCCAGCAGTTAAGGCAAACGACAGTGTTTTCTTTTGTAAGGCCATTAAAATACCCACAATGAAGCTGTGCAAGGCGTTCCATAGCTTTGAAGGGCTAGGTACTTGGCTGGCGATGTATTATCGTTATCAACCACTTCAATAATTGCCTTGGCGTTTACGGAAACAACTATATATCCATTATAGCCTCTTTCGAGGTTATGGTAGACTCGAACTGTAGTGCCTGCGGGGAACTCAATATTTTTAATTAACCGTCCCGCTAGAATGCCTTGAGACTGAAGCCCGTCGGCAAAAATCTCGACCTTATCCTGAACCATTGTAAGCTCGGGGTCATCTGTCTTATGCCGTTCGTACTCAATCATAACTAAACCAGGTTGATATAATCATCTAGGTAAGAGGTCGTCCCAACATTTACATCGGTAATCGAATAAGACTCGCCAGCGTCACGTTTGCCCGCCGCCTGCTCAATGCGTTCAAGTTGCTGCTGTTTCTGTACAAGTAGCACCTGAACGTCTGATTCTTCTTTCTGAAGGCATTTAATGGCTGCATCTATAACAACGTACTCTTCGTACCCGTAAGCCACTGCTGGGGCCTTGTCGTAGACCGTCTTATCCATGTATTCCGATTCACTTGTAGAATACTGCTCTGCTTCTGGCACGTACCAAAGGGTTACAGTGCCCGAGACAGTCGGGGCCGGGATAAACCTAATCGATTCACCCTGAATATGGTAAAGCGTGTTTGTTACCATCGACGCAACAACTCCTGGCGAGTTATACATTGCGCGTTCTTGAAAGTGGTATGGTCGCAGTCGGTAGGTAACACCGCCAACATCAAAATCAACACCGAGAGCTTTGTAGAACGAGTCAGGCAAAGCAAACTGACCTGCTGTTAATCCAGAGCCAGAACCCGGTAGTGTGTATTGATGCGTGCTAACATAGTAATCTTCAAACTTGGTTACGAGAACATCGTGAATCTCGGCCATCGCTACATTGATATAGCTGATTACTTCGGCATCGGAGACAAAGGCCGAGCCAGTCATATCAGCTCGTTGCCGCACACGATCAACAAGGTTTTGAAGCGTTGTTAGATTCTTCGGCATACCTATCCCCCAAAAGGAAAAGCGGGGGCACGTAGCCCCCGCTCAATTAATCCATCATGGTTGCCAAGTCGGACATCGCACTAACGACCGCATCGGCATCATTCTCTTGGATGGCCTTGAGGAATTTCTCCCCTGCCTCCTTCTTCATCAAGCCGCTATCATCCTCTTCCGGGCCTTCTTTTTTGGCCTTTTCAAGAATCATAAGGGCAAGATTACCTTTGCCTTTCATGGCAAGCTCCTAAATTATGTTACGCTGCTGTTCTTCAGCAGAATAAAGAATGAAAACTCATCCCCATCTG